ATATTAGTTATCGTGTGGCCATCTGCGTCTATATCTTCTTTGACAGGGTTCTCTATATGGTTTATTGGAAGTGAAATGTCTCCATAGGTTAAACCTAAAAGCTCTTTAACAAATCCTCCGTGTTCGTCAACGATACGAATATCTATACCGTTAACATCAGAGAAAGCTATGGCAGAACCAGCCTCATCTAATACAATGGGGTAAGGCAATAAGTCTGTCTTTGAGGCATCTCTATAAACAGGTGAGGGAGTATTTGTCCCTGCTGCTGTTATGTAGACTTTGCCATTACTCAAAGCTCTGCCATTTTTGGGGCTTATAATCCCACCTAGAAGAAAGTCTATTTGCCTAGCCATCTTATTGCCTCCTTAATATATAGGCTCAATGAAAGAACTTGATTCAAACTCTTTCTGTTGCCTACTCGCTAACGCTAACTTAGCCTGTGCAAGTGCCCTCAATCTGTCTACCTTTTCAAAATTTGAATACTCCTCTGCAATCCAAGCGGCAGTTTCCAAAATAAGATAAGACAAGAAGATACCCGGAACATCTGGTATATCGCCACTGTGTTCAACACTGGGAAGTGACTTTATTACTAATAATGTTACATTATAATTGTCGTCAGGTAAATAGTAAAATCTAACTATCTTATTAGCCTTATCATATTTTAACCTGACAGGTGTGCCTTCTTCCCATTTAGATTGAATATCAGCTTCAGAAAATCTATTTATAATTTTTACAGTGTAATCAACATTGTCTTTTCTAATTGTCGCTCCCTCTATAGACAAGACATCAGAAGGAACCTCGGCTTCCCCACCGCTGATATAATTATTATTAGCGTACCAGTTATCAAAAGTTGTGGCATCGGTACCTTTGTTGTCCGAATACCAATATTCATCAGCGAACTTACCAGTTAAAGGTTTACTATCATCATTAGAACGATGTGTCTTAATGCAGTAGAACCCCTCATATTTGGAAGTATCTGGGTTATAGACTTTTACCCTGTCAGAAGGTTTGATATTTATTGTTACTCTATCTTCACTCCAAAGTCTAAAGTTAAAAACCTCCATATCTTTTAGTATTATGTTTAATGAATCAGCAGCCGAGGCCAGTAAGTCTGAATTTGGCATTTCGCCTTCATCAGTTACACCTGCCAGTCTGCAAGCTTTTTGTAATATTTGGTTTCTTGTAAAGTTAAATTCCATATTTGTTCCTTATAGTTAAAAGCCACAACAATTACTTGCTGTGGCTTATGGCAAAGAAAGGAGAAGAAGGAAAGGAAATCAAGACATAAACGTTTTTGCAACAACGTGATACTTACATACCACGCTTACAACAGCAGCCGCAGCACCCGCAACATCTAATTCCAAGCAAAGAGAATCATCGGCAGGAATGAATGCAGGTGTCGCGGTCATATATGCACCATCGGCGGTGCCGGCGTTGTTGTTGGCTTTAATATCTGTAAGAGCTTCCATAGCTAAGAAAGCATCGGTATCAGATTCTATACCGGCAGATACTTGAACAGTAGCTTCGGTTGTATGGACAATCAAAGAAACCTGCTCAACGATAGCTCCCTTGGGGAGTCGGAGAACTTTTATAATATCTGCGTCAGCGGCAGGAGTTTTTGAGAAGTCTACCGTGGCTTGGGCAATTATGCTTTTGCCTTCGATGGTCATAAAGGGAACACTAGGTCTTAAATCAATAGTTGACATTGTTTATTTACTCCTTATTCAGCACTGGCGACGTTAGTTATAGCAACGTAAACACCGGCAGAACCGTAATCGCTGGGGTTAGCATCAGATGAAGAATACTTAAACTGTGTTTTCTTGGTAGCAGCAATAAACTTTCTACCGATACCAGTAGATTCTTCATAACCAAATACTTTATTTACGGTTGTGGGACGTTTACCCCAAGCCCAAATAGAAGAGCCAGCACCTAAGAATACGCCTGTGCAGTAATAAACATCTTTACCACCGGTTACAGTTTTCTTAATCTGTATGTTTTCGTGTTCGTGGATAACAACGTTATCAATAATAGCAAGTGCACCAGTGAAGATAGGATTGTCCGAACCACGTTTTTCAGCTTCTCTAAGATAACCTTGGTATTCAGAGTTATTTTTGAGGTCATAGCAAGCATAGGGGTGGAGTAAAAGAACAAAGTAAGACTTACCGCCTACCTTAACGGGTTGGAAAGGATAAGTAGTTCTTGCATTAGAGCCATTGGCAAAGCCAGCTCTAGCAAGAGCAGCACATCTTCTTATAAGTGCGGGTGAAAGTTTATGAGCAGATGTTAAAGTTGTTAGGTCAGCTTGGCCGCCACCGTAAATAACTCTAGAAGGTGATGCCTGAATAGCATCAAACCACAAGTTATCTATAACTTCGGCAGTTCTCTTGTCAAGGGCCTTAGCGTGTTCTTCTGATACTGAAAAGAAAGCTCTCTGAACGGTGAGACCTTCTTCATACCTGAAGCCTGTTTTGTATTCTTCAAGATTGATTGAGTCTGTGAAGTACTCAACAACGCCTTCTTTACCTTCGAGTGAAAGTCCAGAAGAGCCTAAAATAACTGGTGAGTCTGCACGAGGGAAAATTGTAAAGGTGATTTTGTCACCTCTCTCTTTTGTGAGTTTAGTTTGTTCAAAGATAAGTGAGTCAGAAGTGCCACCCATAAACTTGCTGGCATACGATTCTTTTTGTACTTCTCGGAAAGCTTTTTCTTCCCACGCTTTCTTGGTTACAGGGTCATTGGTTGTAATAGCTGTACTAGCCATATATTAAATCCTTTCGTTTTTTAAACTTTCAGAGATAAGGTTGTCCAACTCTTTATCAGAAAGTTTTGAATAATCTGAAAAACCCAGCTCCGGTCTTGAAGCGGGGGTAGAAACTGTGCCCGCAACATTAGAACCATTGCTGGCAGCCTTGGATATTTTATTCAACATTTTTTCAGGAGCCTGCTTGAGCCTGTTGATTTCAGCTTTGAGTCTTTGAATTTCGTTTACTTCTTTGACTCTTTTATTCAACTGGTAAACTGTCAAGGGGTTCTGTACAAAGATTTGTCCCAAAAATTCGTTAGCCTGTTGATGTGTAAAGCCGTCCTGTTCGGTTAAAATTTTATGTATATGTGGTGCGTTAGCTTCTAAGTCGGGCGAGAATTGTTTGGCAAAGTGAATGTTACGCTCCACGATGGAAAGATTCACTTGTTCTTGCTCAAGTTCTTGTGCCCTTTGGGATACCTTGTCATACTCTTTCTGTTCTTCTAATGCCTTCGGGGTGTCGGCATCATAATCCTCTTGAGTAGGCTTTTTTAATTCTTTAAGTTTGCCTCTTAACTCTCCGAGTTCGTTAGACTGGCGGCCATAAACCTGTTGTAAGTTAGCGAGTTGTTTCTCTAACTTTGCTTTGGATTCCTCAAGAGCCTTTACGTGGTCACTATCGGTTTGCTCTGGTTGCTCCGTAGGTTCCTCATTGGCAGGCTGTTTGGGTTGTTCTGTCTGTTCAGGTTCTTTGGCTTCTTCGGTTTGTTCATTATCCGCTGATACCGTTTCGGTTGCGGGTGAATCTTCCTTGTCGGAAAGTCTGTTCTCTAATTCTTCGTCAGAAAGAGTGCTCAATAATTCGTCTGTGATGGATTCTGTTGTGTTTGAATTTGTCATCTTGGTTCCTCATTGGTCGGGTTGACAGGTATTCTACCTGCTTTTTGAAGCTCGGCGGTGTACTTCATCTGTTCCATTTGTTGCCTCATTGATTCTTGCTCTTTAACTATCTTGTTCCATTTGCCCTTGTTAGGTAGGCTAGAAAGTTCAATAAGCATTTCAAGAGGAACCGGTAAACCGTGAGTAGCTGCTTCACTCCACATTGTAAACTGTGCTTCTTTATTTGTAGCAGAAAAAATCTGCTCCCCTATTTGAATATCGTACTTTAATAAGTCCGTAGTGTCAAGCATATTTTGAATATCTTGGTATATCATTTCATCTTCTTCGGGTGACCTGAAAGGACTTATTTCATTATCACCTATGGCTAAAGGCTCTGAACGTTGTGTATCGGAAGCCTCTGAAAGGACTATGCGGGCTATTCTGGCGGGAGAGTAAAATTCTTGCATAAGCCTGAATACATTCCTAAACATAGTTTGTTTGGAAAGTATAAAGTTGTCGAATATACGTTCATTACCTACAAGTCCTGAACGCTGTAATCTCAAAATTGCGGAACCTGATTCATAACCTGTCTGTTGCTGTCCTGAAAGTGACGAAGTAATATTCGATACACCTTCCATAATGGAAAGATTTAATTGGTGGAGGTTGAACAATTCAGGAGGATAGGACATAGAATCAGCTTGTCTAGGTGGTCTTTCAACGGATTGTACCTTCTGCACCCAGCCTGAAGAACCCGAGTTCTCAATAAACTTATTTTCATCACTTGGTGAGTTGAATGTTTCTGGGTCTATGAACCAGCCACGGCCAAGCATACGATTTACAATATCAATCCCCTGACTACCGCGTTTATTTATTTCCATTTGAGCGTGTTTCATAGCCTCAACTTTTCCGAACCAAGTACCATCGTCGAATTTATAGGCATAAGATGGTATAAGTGAAAATCCGTTGTAAGGCCTAAAGGGGTACTCATTTGAAATGAGTTTGTCGCCGATAGTCGTTACAACTCGGATAATTTCTCTGGTAGTTTTAATGCCAACTAATTTTATATGTGAGGGTAGTTCTTTAAGTTTGTTAAAAACTTCTCTTGTGGTCTTAATCATAACCGTTTCATCGGGGGATACGATATTATAATCTGTTTTAAATTCTTTTATTTCGTGTTCTATAAGTCTAATTCTTCTGTGCTGTTGGTCTATAATCTCGGGGTGAGTTTTAAAATCAACTGTCGAACCTTTACTCCCCGGGTCTTGAACTAAATTGGTTGTGTTTATTTCTTCCCTGCTGTCAGCTATCAAGCCGTTTATTTCATCTTTGAGTTCAGGGTATCTGCTATTAGCCTCGGCAACTGAAATCCATTTGGCTTTGTGTGCGTGCGTAGCATCGGAAGCATCAAGTTTACTATGTACTCCGAGGTATCCGTCTGACCAAGGGAAACGCTCTATAATTATATCACCTCGTGGGTCTTTGTCTTGAGAGATATAAACGTGAAAAAGTCCTCTGCCTGTGATAACTTCGTCCTCAAAGACTCTTATTTCTTCAGAGGCAAGAACATTGTTTTTGGATATTCGGACTAATGCAGCTGTGGCTATATCAGCCACTCCTCCATCGGAACCTTCAACTGGGAAAGCTCTGGGGTCTGTTCTATTTTGTCTTGCCAATCCTGACAGAACATCAATCTTGGATTGGATATAGTTATAAACTTGGGTGGCTCTTTTCTTAGAGTTGAGTTCAGACTTTAGCCCTTTATCCCACTGGTTACCTTTAAAAAATTCGTAGGCTTCCTTACCACTCTTCCTAGACTTTTCTTCATACTCACAAGCAGATTTAAAAAGGGTGAGAGCATCACGGACAACTTCCTCATCATCGCCTGTGGGCGGTTTAACATCGTCTGACTGAACAGGGATAGGGATAACCTGATGAGTATGTTCTAAGTCAGTAGAGAGAACCATTACGGTTTCGGTCGGAAATACTTCGTGTGTGTGGTTCTGACACGTGGAACAAACAGCATCGCCCGTATCGGCATCAATGTATATGATATGGGTGTGTGGTTTGCTACCTGATTTAGTTGTAAAATGAAGTTCTGCCATAATCCTTAAACTCCTAGCCAAGCATTTTCATTATATTGTACATCAAACCTAGACATATTTTCAAGGTCATCATACGGGTCTTTTCTGGCTTTGCATTTTTTAGTGTCACAATCAAATGCAAGCTCATTGGCATACATAGTAACCATAAAAGCATCGGCTAGGTTAGGACTCCTAGCTCCTCGAGACTTCATTTTTATTTTAGATTCAATCTTAATCTTGCCGTTTGTATCATCTTCGGTATCACGCCTCATAACCAGCAACTCATTGTAGAATTGTCTGTATAATCTTATCTTGGAGGGTATTGAAATGGTGTTGTTTTCAAAGCCCATACGAACACGCCACCAGAGTTCATCTCTTAGTCTCTTGTAACGTTGGGAACGTGCTTTTGTAGAAACGTCTACGGCTCTTACTCGTCCGGGTAATCTTCGTTTTATCACATCATAAACCCCTGCACCATTGCCAATGGAGTCTATATAAACCATATCACATTCCCATTCAGAGAAAATCTGAACAATCTCATCGGAAAGTTCGTTGGTATCCAACTTTCTAAATTCTATTAAATCTAAAATCTTGCCACCGTCTCTGATTACTATACCTGCCGGGTCTCCACCTTGGCGGGACGGGTCAACACCCATTATCCTTGGGGTCTTATCATCGGGGGTAATATCTCTGTCAACGGCAGCATCAAGCCATTGTTGGGGAATAAGGGTACCTTCGGTCTGTTCGGGAGGAATGCCTAAAACGTTTACGTTGTATTCTGGCGAACCTTCGGGATAAGAACGCCTCATTCGCTCTACTTGGTCAGATGTAACGTTCTCTGAATCCAGTGCTGACCATTTGAGTTTTATAAAATAATCCCCTTCCCTGTCATACTGGGTTCTATATGCATATCCATAGTTCTTAGTGGGGTTGAATATGAGTAGCATAAAGTTTACAGGGGAAGTAAGGGTTGTATCCAAGGATTTTAAAATCGCATCGGGAACGCCGTCGGCTTCATCGACCGCAACCATCATATAATCAGCGTGGAGTCCGTCCATTGTTTTGGATTGTACATCATCTTTGGTGCCTTTGGGAGCTGTTCTAAGTTTGGCAAACCAGCTTTTACCTTCTTCACCGGGTGATTCGTCCATAGAAATCCAAATTTTGTCAGAGCCTATTTGAACAATATCTTTTAAAACAAAGCAGGGGTTTCCGTCTTTGTCTATTCGGTTAGCCCACTTTGCTATTTCAGCTATTAAAACTATTTTCATTTGCTCATAGCTGACACCTGTCATAGGTATTTTGGAATTTCTAAAACAGCATAAAAACCATAGAATGCACCAAGAAAGAACAGCGTCTTTACCCGTACCTTTGGCTGACATTACGGATATTCCGACCTTCTTGGACAGTGCTTCCTCTTCGGCTGTGAGTTCGTGGGGTGTGTTCCATTTCTTTATCTTGACACGGGTTAACTCACCTAGCCTATTTAACAAATCGCTCTGCTGACTGGTAGGTGTAACGCCTAAAGCCTCAATAGCAAACCTGCGTGGTGAGGTTTGCCAATCAAGAATTAGCTTTACTAAATCATTTTGTTGGAGTTCTTCTTGTCGTTGCAATTCCGATGGCCTTTACTAGAGATAAAGTTTGTTTATTTTCAGTGGACTTACCTTGTAGGAGCCTGATGGCTTTTATAATATCGTTGGTATTCTTCAAACGGTCAGCGGGTTTCATAGAAAGTATCTGATGAGAGGGAATGTTTACAAGGTCATTTAAGACCCCTCTAAGGCGTTCGATTAGTCTTTGGTCATATTCTTCAATGTCGAACGTTAAGTCCTCAAGAAGAGCCGTTTCCTCTTCCGTGCGGGGTTCTTCTGTAATCTGTAGAGCTTTGGCTTTTGTAATAACTTCTTTTTGGGCAATAGGATAGTTATTTATTTTACTTGGTTGGTTTAAATCTAAGACATTTCTTGCCTTGTTTTGCAGGGTGACGCAGCCGGCAGGGATATAATCTGTATCCAGCTCTTTGAATTTGATGTCACGAAATTTCTTTGGGGGAAGTTTCATAAAAGCTGTGTATGACTCATTTATAGTTTCAAGCATATAGAGTGTTCTTTCCGCCGCAAAGTCTGAATTGAAATAATCTTCTCGGCTTTCTTTGAGCTGGGGGTATTTATCCTCAACTTGTTTAAGTTGGCTCAAAAAGGCGTGGGCAGTACCTATGCGGTAAAATCTCATAACGATGTCACGGGGGATATTGTTGAAATAGAAGTCACGAAATAGGTTAAGGTTGTCCGCGAAGGTGCGAACAAGCCTATTATTAACTATGTTGTAAGCTCTTAGTTTCCCCATACCCTTAATATAAAGGTAAAGTTCTACTAAGTCAACCGGCTTGTAAGAATATTATATAAGATTG